ATCTGTAAACTGTTTTTGATTCATCGCAATATTTTTGCCTATTTTACCGAGCCGTGCAGATGCATCAGCGGTACCGCCAGCAGCAATTTTACCAAGATTTATTATGTTCAATGGTGTGTATTCTAACCCTTTTGCTAATATATTCGCAGGTGTTTGAGTGTAAGGCATTGCAATATCGCCCAATCCGTAATCAATGCCAAATTCTTTAAGATTAACACCTTGATTAATCGATTTTTTAAAGTTTGATACCATCTTAGCTGTCTGACCATTGTTTTGGAAAACTCTCTGTAATGCAAAATCACTTGCTAGCTGTTCTAGTTCTTTTTCAGGTGCATTTACACCTAGTTTTTTTAAATCAGCTAATCTCATTTCGTATGCAGCTTGATAGTAAGGCCTATCGCCTAACTTCAAAGCATCACCAAGCCAATTATTAGCTTTGTTAAGCCATGAAATCTCTAAGAATTTAGCGAGTTTTACAGGTTCTCCAGCTAATTCATTTAAAGTAGTAGCTAATGACTTTTCAAATATCTTTCTACTCCTAGGAATTTCTATACCGCCCCTTGTAGGTGATGTATCAATATTTAGCTTAATGTCTGAGGCTACATCGGATAACCCTTGCTTGAATCCTTTTGCTTGTGCCTTTAAGTTAGGGGTTATAGGTGTCTGTCTTTGAGTTTTAAGAACTTTTGATAGCATAGCATCAGTTATTCCACTAGGTATTTGAGAAACATTTTCTAACCCAGAGAATATAGTGTTGCCTAATGGGTTTCTTGATAAAGTGGTTTTAAAGTTACCTAGTAACGATAGGTTTCTAAGTGCTCTAATTTTATCGCCCATAGTAGCGGGTATTTTGTCTGCCAACATCTGATCTACTTGTGAAATTAATTTGATTCTTTCTTTTCCAGTAGCGTTTTGAGCTTCGGTCATATTGTCTATAATAAATTTAGCTTCATCGTCTGATAATTTAGGAAGTGTGCCATCAGCTTTCATTTTTGCATAAACAGAAGGCAATTCGTCCTCAATTTTTTTAGTAGCATTTTTAAGTATGTTGTGTGCGCTTACCAATTTCCCCTCAGGTGTACTTTTTTGTAGCATTACTATAGCTTGTATAGCTTGCCCTGATTTAGTTGCTTTTTCTGCAAATTCTTGAGCTAATAAATTCGCATTTGCAATATCAGTTTTACTGACTTGATGTAATAATGCAATAGCTTCTCCTGTATCACTTGCAGTTTCCAGAGCATCCTTTGTCTTGAAATTATTCAAAGTATCATCAAAATTGTTAGCTACATTTTTGATCGCATTGTTCCATGTTTCTTCATTAGTGATTGTTTTATAAGTAGATGGGTTATCCTTGAAGTACTGTTTCATATCACTAGGTAATTCAGAACGCATCAACGAATTGCTAATTGTTTTTCGTAGTTTTTCGCCTTCGGATAGTGTTAAGTTTCTCGAAACCGTTTGAGACAAATCAATTTGTTTTACCGGTTGTTCTGCTAAACTTGCAACATCTGCTTGATTTAACAATGGTGCTACTTGTGGTGATTGTGTAAGTTGGTCTACTTGTCTTAGCAAAGGTGGAGTTGTTTGTGCCGTTTCTTTTAAAGCTACATCTAAATCAATACCGGTTGACTCTTTGTAAAGTTCTTTTAACGCTTGTTCGTCACCTTCTGCCATTTTACCAAAAGCACCACCAAAATTATCCGCTCTCCATTTGTTAAAATCCTCTACAATTTGTTTTGGTGTTGTATCAAACTGCTTGTAATAATCTTCAATAGCCATATTACTAGCTAATTTTTCTTGTTCTTTCAAATAAGATTCTGCTGTAGTATCTGCTGATAGTCCTAATTCTTGTTGAATAGTTTTAGCTTTATCTGCAGGCAATTCTTTGACTGCTTTGTCAAATCCTTGTGGGTCAGCGTTTTTAAGTGCTTTAAAATATTCTGCAAATGCGCCTATGCCGAGATTAAACCCAACATCAATTAATCTATTAAATCCTATTTGTTCGATGGTATCTTTTCTAAGAATTTCTTGTGGTGTTTGGATAGCAGCATCAACAAATAAATCAGCTATTTGACCAGCTGTAAATTGCGCTACTTTTTCACCACCTAGTTTAGTTCCTAAGTTTTCAAAGAATTTAGTACCTCTAAGCGCATTACCAACTGTTGCATATAATGCAGCTTGTTTTCCTATTTCACCAGTAACTTGTCCAGCTTTGAATTGTTCTGGTCTATAAGTCTCTGCTGTTTGTTCTGCTTCGGTCAATTGTCTAGTTGGTTCAAATAATGGGCTGTCGCCAGATTTGTCAAATGTATATTCTAGCCCCTTTCTAATGCCACCGGTTAAAGACTCAGCAACGCCAGCTCTAAAAGGTGTTTCTGCCACAGATAACTTGTAACTTTCAATATACTTATCGTATTCAGGATCATTCTTGGTAGGTGGTACGAAGTTAGACGTATCATTTCTGTATTCGTCATACGTTCTAGCAATTTTTACCTTACGATTAAGTAATCCAGTTGTTTTGGTTCTAGGCTCACCTTCTAAGTTTCTACTTTGTTCCAGCATAGACTGAAACTCTTTTTCTCTGGCTTCTCTTTCTACTCTCTTTTGTTCGTTCTCTTCGAATCGTTGTCGAGACTTTTCTCTTGCATCTTCTACTGAATACCTGGACCTTTCGTTTTGTGCACCACTCCTACCACCACCCGTAATAAGTGGAGTAGGAGATTTAACAGGTGCTGACTCTATAGTTGATAGATAGTCTATATTTCGCTTGTAAGAAGGTGCTGACGTTTGAGGTGCGGTTGCAACAGTAGGTTTCACTTTTGGCGTTGCAGGCTCAATTGAATCTGATTTAATAAACATAGAGGTATCTAAGCCACTTGAATTTGTTGCTTTTTTAGTTTTGCCTTCAAACATGCTTAAATCAAACATATTATTCCCCCCTAAATGTATTAAAGAAACTGTCCTTTGTTGCTTTTAATTTGTTGGCTGATACCATTGAATCATAAGCTTCTTTGCCAAGTGTATTGATTATATTCTTAGCATTTGATGTGAGGAATTGACCAACTTGTTCTGCTGGATTATCCTTTACTTGTTCCCAAGTTGCCCATACATCGCCTTTTGTTATTTTAGGCGTAGAACTTCCAATCCTAGCTTCTTTCGCTCTGCTTAGGTTGAGTTTCTCTCTATCGAGTGCTGTCTGTACTTTTAATTTAAGAGCGTCGGTCGCCATTTCTCCCAATCCTATTCCTAAGATAGGAGATACATATTCATTTGCTCCGTTAGGTGATTTTTCCCACAATTTAAACGCTCTGTCATATTGCTCTAATGCCAATTCTTGATTACGCTCAATTTGTTCAGCGTTACTAGCTTCGATTCCAGCAATCTTTTGATTTCTAGCCATGATTAAGTATGGGATTAATGGGTCATTAGGGTTTACGGCTTGTCTACGTCTGATTTCAGCGTCGTAATCTTGACTGTATTGACCTATTGTTTGTAATTGTTGACTAAACGCGCTTTCTTGCGCTTGTTGTTCCGCTTGTTGAACTCCTAAGTCAAATTGTTGACCAGCCATTGTTCTTTGTCCGTCAAGTGTGCCAGTAAGTCCAGCAGTTTGGAAACGGTCTTGTCTTGCTATATCTTGATCTCTATTCTGTTGAGCTATTAAATTTTGAAGCAATTGAGCTTTTTGACCAGATACTATTTGAGCTTCTTGGAATCTGCCTTCATTTTCGAGTCTAGCTATCTCTGCATTGGCATCAGCAATTTGATTTTTTTCAGCTAAATTAATATTTGCAAGTCTATTTTCGCCAGCAGTTTGTGTTGCTAAAGCTTCGCTTCTACCTATGCCACCTCTATCGCCTAAGTTAGACGATCTTTCCAGTGCACTTCTTAGACTTTGAGCCTTTGCAACTTCTGATTGCGCTCTAAGCGGGTCGTATTGTTGTGGTGTACGTTCTATTAATTGCTTTTGCGCTCCTACAGACTCGTTAATGCGTTGTTTTAAAGCTGATAATAAGCTTTTAGTAGCTTCGCTGGATTGCTTTTGCAAGTTATCTTGAACTGTTGTTACTGGCTGAATAGGTTTGTCTTTAGAACTCAGCCCTTTAAGAGTGGCTACATCTTCAAAATTGCCAGCAGCAGTAGCTTCAGCGATTTGACTTTCAATAGTATTTTTTTTAGTTGTCTTTGGAAGTGAAGGTGATCTTCTTGAAAGTTCAGCCTTTATATCTCTTGTTGTTTGAGTATCAGCCCCAGAAGGCAACAACTTCAAATTTCTTTTAAGTTCATCAGTTGTTACTTCTTTAAATAAATTATTAGCCATTACTTCACCTCGTTTAATATTCTTATTCTCTCGTTTATTTGATAAACTAAATCAACTTTGCATGATTCGTCAAAATTGCCAAATATATTTTCTAATTTGGAAATGCCACTATCTCGCAAATTTTTAAGTTTTGTGATATCTGTTTGCTTCGCAATTATTCTTTCTAAAGCTTTTACACTCATTACCAAACACCCCCATCTTCCATGATAATATTTAAATACTTTTCTTCATTCAATTGCGATTCAGTAAGCTCTTCATCTAAAGTACTAATGCATTTTACAGGACATCCATTACATAAGTCTGTATACTCTGCCCTTAGTGCAACAATTAATTCAGTATTATCTAAATCAATAGCTTTTTGTAATTGACCATATACCTCTTGTTTTGCTGTTTCTCTTTGTTCGATTTCAATTTCTTCTTGCGTTGGTATTAATTTAGATTCACTATACTTTATGCCTTGCTTTGTTTCCTTGTCATAAAGTATAAAATCGTACAATCTATCAGGTATGTAGCCGGTTTCATTTAGTAGTTCATGTTGGATAATTTCCCATATTTCAGCACCTGTTTTTTTACCCTTAAAAATAACGTTCATAACTTCCCCTTTCTATGGTAACAATGTATAGTTTAAAGTTACACCAGACGTTCCTACTGCATATTGATGTTTAAAATTAAGAGAATTTTCAAATTTAAACATAGTTGCAAATGTAGGTGTATCTCTATTTGGTCCCACATCTACCGAATCTATTTCTATAGTAGCACCGTTATTCCCAGCAAAGCCACCATATAACCAACCTTTTCCTGTTACGTTTATAAGTGAATTGGTTGTTACTTTAATATTTCCACTAGCAACTGTTTTGGGTATAGCGATTTCAAAGTCATCACCTAAAACATAGTATATTTGCATTGTATTTAAGATATCATCATAATACGAAAAACCAGTTTCAAATCTTATCATTGCCATTATGTGATTAAACGCTTGATGTGGCGCACCATTACTGGCATCGCCTATTTGGTCAGATCCATCTACTACAAGTCTAAATTTAGGTGTCTGAAATGTTGGGTTGCAAATAGCTATAATCCATCCAGATCCTACAACACTAGTTCTTAAAGCTAATGTTGCGGCTTGTGGCGCACTGTAACTACTGGTAGGATTGTCCCACTCTTCCATAGGATTTGCCCCACCTTTAGGGGCATATATAAAAAAATCGTCTGACACACTCCACGTTAATGAGGTGGGCGTATTTTTCTTTATATCGCCTGCGTCGACATCAACAAACGCATCAGTATCAATGTTAAATTTTTTAACTGCTTTTGCTGTTTGACTATCTTCCGATATTGTAACAGCTCCTGTGTTTGTAAGCGATGGCGTAAACGGTAATATGTTTCCGTCTAAAGTCCTATCGAACTCTCCAAGTGTATCAAGTGTTATTGCATTTGCAGTTCCTGTTGATAATTTTGAAGCTCTGATAATGTTTGTATTTTCGTTAACTTCGTTAATTGCTACAACTGCACTATCTTTATTCGTGGTATCTAATGCAGATATATCTCCCAAATCATCAAATTTAGCAACGCCACCAGATTGCTTTTTCATTTCGGCTGCCATCTTTAATTCTGTTAATGTATTATCTGGTATTTCTCCTAAAACTATGTCGGTTATTGCGGTCCTGTTTTCTTCCAGCGCATCACCTACGTTGTCAGCTGTAATGCTTGCCGAATTATGACCAACTAAGTTAGATCCAGCATCGCCTAAAGTCTTAGACGTCAAGGCGCTTTGTGTATTTGAATATACTTCTTGTATTGAATCGTCTATCTGCTCTCTTATCGCATCTTCTGACGCTGGATTAGTAGGACTATAGACATAATCCGTTAATTTTTTTAATCGTGTTGAAAAACTCATATTTCCTCCTATTTTATTTGACGTTTAATTTGATATTGCCATCTCATAGAAGCAATGTTCATTGATTTTCCAGCTTCATTATTGGAAAATTCTACTGCGAAATACTCAATGTTTTTTAATGCTGGTCTTAGTGGCCATAAAAACAGCTTTGGCATGATTCCCCATGTAAATGTTGACCAATTGAACGTATCCCACGAAAAAGTACCAACCTCTATCGGCTCTGTCTCTATTTCTCCTGTTATGTCGTCATTAGTAAAATACTTCACTTCGTAGGTTGTTTTTCTATCACTTCTTACACCTATTATACCATTTGTGATAGTAAATTCATACAAACCGCTACCTACGAGTCTGAACGGATATCTGTACTTACCTTCATACCCTAACCCAAAATCGAAAAATTGACCTTCATCATATTCAGTGTAAAATTTCACTGTTTTTCCACTAGTTCTGTCAATGTAAAATAGCTCGTCTCCATCAGACGCAAAAGATTTAGCATTAATATTGTCAAAATACCACCAAGAAAGACGTTTCGCATTATCATCAGGGTTGCCAGTATCATAGTAAGGTGCTAAGAAATAATCCCATAAATACACCTTATCATTAACGCATAACCAATAGTTTCCGTCATGTTGAACCGAAGACGCTTCTATTATGTTTGATTCAAACAACAATTTAGGATCAACATTTCTGCTTATAGCGAATACGTTCCTCTGATTGCCTACGTTAGTAGACTGAATCACGCATACACCAAATTCACTTGATAGAAATACAGTATTATTGTTAACTGTTTCTATTGTATCAGGACAATCGCATCCGAACTTATCAGATACAGGGTAAGAATTAAATACCCCTATAGTACCATCAAAGTTGTAATCAACTGCGTATATCTCACGCTCTTTAATAATCATTAATGAGTTTTGTTGCTTGTTGAACCCTGTTATATTTTCATCAGTAAGCCCAACTATATTAAAGTTGTCATAAGGAAAGTATGTTGGATCAACCCCAACACTAGAAATCCCTGTCCAGTAATAAATACCAGTGCCGTTATTTCCAAAGAACAGCCTATTATCATTTTGACCACCAAAAGGCTTTACTGCCAAGCAATTAAGTATAGAATCTATATCCTCTTGATTTGTTTTGTATGCTGTTACAATCACGTTATTAGTTCCGCTTGCTGGTGCGACTGTAAAGGTGACAACTCCCGTTGTTCTGTTGACTGTAAAATCTACACCCTCAACTTTTGGCACTCCATTTACTAAGCATAATACAGTTGTTACATCTAAATCTAAATCAGTTAGCGTGTAAGCAGTAGAAGAACCATCACCATTAAATAAATTAGCAAAACCAGCACCTAACCTGTTGTATTGTTCGTTTAAATCTCCACCACCAGTAGGTAATCTATTAATAATTACACTTGGTATATACGGAACAACGTCACTCGCTGTTGTGCCATCCCATTGAACATAATTACCGACTTGTTTTAAATATATGTTTTCATTGTATTTAAATAGCTTTGATTCGGCATCATTTAAGCCTGTGAAGATTTCTGTTATAATTCCAGTGCTAGGGTCTGGTTTGTAAAGCTTTGTTCCTGTGTGCTTGATTAGAAAGTCTTTGTATAGGTATCTATAGATTGAATGTCCTATTGCTTCTGGTGTTTCGTCTATCTTTATAAAATCTTGACCCCACCTTTTATCTAGTATGCCATCTTTGTACCACATATTAAGACAATCACTAGTCTTGTCCTCTGGTAAGTCAAATTCAATATTTGCTAAGTCAAGTCCACCATCAAGGCGTGACTCTTTAGATGGCCAAAACTGTTGCTTTGGTATTACTGGCTGTGTTATTCTTGGTGCTATATAAGCCATAATTACCTCCTACATTGCTGAAAACACTGTTTGTACAGCGTTAAAAGTCGGTTGCTCTAATTGTGTAATGTTTTGAATCTTCTCAATGTATATTGATCTAATCCAACTTGATAGTGCTGGGTTATCTGCTGCTGTTGCTAATGTTGCGCATTGCAAGCATACTACCTCAAATACTTTATCCTCTATGTCAAGTACTGTATCGTCAGGTGCGTTAGGTTCAATAGTTTCAGGATATTTAAAGTAATGTATATCGAACGATCCCTTGTCATAGTAATTCAATATAATTTTTCTGTTATTTTCCCATTTATGAGCCACATAAGCCTCGTAAACCCTTGGGTCAGACTTTAATATTACTGAATCGAACTCTAAGAAATTATCAGGCATATCATACGCCACATAAGCTGTGTATGTTGGCACATCATCAGTAGTTGGGAATGTGTATTCGTAAAACCCTGTATTTCTTATATTGTATGGATACAAGCCCAAAAATTCGATTGTAACAGTATCGGTAGAAATCGCTGGTATTAATACCTTATATGATGTAAATTGTCTTTTAAGCGTATTGTCTATGGTTTGTACTGGTGTTCCATTGACACTAATAGTGCACGTGCCTATATTATCCATTTCAAAGTAAGCAGATTGACAACCCACAAAGCTATACGTCTTAGGATTGTCGGGTAGTACTTGTATAATCTCAAACCCTCTTAAAAGTCCTAACATATTAGGCACTGGATATTGAGTTACTTGAAATACTTCTGGTATTTTAATAATTCCAGCCACATATTTTTGCGCTTTATCCAAGAAATAATTAAACTTATCTCTATAATCAGCATTTTTAGAGGGCGCAATGTCTGCACCCTTTTTAGTGGCTTCATCAAGTACTCTAAGAAAGAATTTTTGTGCATCTAGTTTAGTAGACATAATTATCCCTCCTGTTCCTCATACCATCTTAAATTACTTGCTATAATATTATCACCAGAACTTCCATTGGTGGCTACAAACCTATACACAGTGTTTTGCTTAAACACTATTTCATCTTCTGATTTTCCGCCAGCACCAACTCTTGTTTGGCCTATGCCAGTTGATCCAGGCAAGAAACTAGAAAAAGCTGGTAGTAAAGTTCCGCCATCTGTAAATGTAGGATTTTTAATAACGGCTGCAGTTGCTGTGTTGCTAGATGATCTGCTTCTATTATTCGCAACTAACTCTGTGCCTGTTTCAGCCGTTACTTCCGCATCTTCATATATAGCCGTGTCAACGCTATCAGCACTTGTAGTTATTCCAGCTAGTCTATAATGAATATATCCCGTTGACGGCGTAATAAAAGCGTATTCTACTGTATCTGTTGTCGCTACAGTAGTTTTGTCATAAGCACCAAACATAATTCCATTGTGAATATATGCATGATCGTTGTCAATTGTTTTTAATGCACCTGTAAAGCTTTCAAATGCCTTAAAAAATGCTACTGCTATACTATTCTGTAATGCCATAATTACACCTCCATGCCTAGTTCTTTTTTAATGTTACTTATTTTCTTGTTATGCCAGTGCTTTATCCCTTTAGATTTAGCAAGTTGTCTTAATTCATCATCAGATAGAATCTCTTTTACTTCGTCTGGGTTGATTTCTTCACCTTCCCAAGTGCAACCTGGTAATTTGTTTTGTAAAATGTGAATTATTTTAGGGTCATTTGTTTCTAACTCTCCATTTTCATCAAACTTACATACTGCATACCTATTAGTAGCCCCAGTTTGCTTGTGTTTGATAGTCTGAATCACAGTGTGATTTTGTCCATATTTAAACTTCATGTATTTACCTCCTAATAAAAAATAGTGGAGTCATTAAACCCCACTATTCTATTTTGTTTTATGCTATTTGATTAACCTACGTTTTCAATTACTTTAACGTAAGCTGCATGATCTGTTAACAATTTGTCACCAGCATTAGGTGTTAATGTTAACTCGATAGATCCATCTGCTTTCTTGCAATTAGCTGTGTCAACACAAATAACTGCTTCTGTGTTCTTCGTAACTGTGCCTGAGATAGTTTTACTATTCCACATTGCACCCGATCCGAATGAATAAGCAATGTCGCCAACCGCTGCTGCTCCTGCGCCACCGATGATAATCAACATATTTTCTTCTGTGTTCTCAAGAGTGAATACCTCTGCTAGACCGTCTGTGTCTGCTGTTGCAGCATTTGACGTAACTGTGGTAATCTCGTTTCTATCAGTAATTTTTGATTCTACTACTGTAACACTCATATTGTACCTCCTAATATAGAAGGGGCAAAGCCCCTATTGATTTTAGATTTCTGTTTCAGCTCCGTAAGTTGCAGCACCTGTAACTAATTCTTGATCCTTTATAACTTTAGCGCCAAAGTTGTGTAACCCTCTTACTAAGTCGTCGAATGTATTAATAGCTCTTAGCGTTTCAGTCTCGTTGATTTGGTCTGCAAATGCCATTGCCATTCCTGAACCAGCCATAATATGAGAAATCGGAGTTGCTTCTGTTCCTGTGTTGATAACTTGGTTAGTTACATAGATATCAAAACCTAATGTATTACACCACATCATACCACCTTTACCCTTGATGCCTTCATTAATACTGAACTTAACGCCAGCTAGTTCAAGTTTTAACTGCATCCAAGGCGGAATAGTCATCCACATATCAGAAACGTCAACGTCTGATTCTGCTAATTTTTGCTTAAATGCACCAATCCAAGATAGTACATTTACACTTGTAATAGTTGCAGCAGTTACTGTTTTACCAGCATCTACATACAGTCCCATAATATAAGTATCACATGCTTGTGCTAACTTATAAGCTGCTCTTTGAGCTTGCGAGCCTTTGGTATCCATTGACGCTTGCGCTGCTTCAATATCGCCTACTTTAAATGCAAAGGCATCAGCTTGATCTACTAATAATGTAACTCTTGAATCTTCTAACGCTTCATACGTAATGTCTGCGCCAGTGTAACTGAAAATTGTAGGGTCTGCTAGTCCATTAAAGTAAACAGCGTCACCTTGCTTCTTGATTTCTCCTGTGTACTGAGTGTTACATACTTTCTTTGCTACTAATTTAGATTCTAATGTTCTTAAAATCGTTGCTGCCCATACTTTAGGTGCAAAATTTTTAGTACTCATTTAGTTCCCCTTTACCATGATTTCATGGATTTCATTATGAGGTCATAATTGTCATTTACCTCTTGTTGAGTCATAGCTTCAACTTGTGCTTCGGTAATGAATGAATTAGTCTCCCCTGTGTCTGATAAAGCACCAGGTGTAGAAGTGCCATTTGCTTCTATCTGCTTTATCGTGTCTTGTTGTATTTTGTCTCTATCTTTTTGAATAATTGATTGTTTGTTTGCTAAAAAATACGCTTCTGAAAGAGTCATGCCCTTCTCTACATATTTGATAACGTTGTCAGAATTATCAAGTTTTGCGATATCGTCTAGGCTAGTTATGTTTTCGTCTATACCTAAATCATTTAAATCGCTATTAAGTTCCTCTAATTGGCTCTTGACATAGGTAGCTTCTCTACTTTTTTTAAGTTCTTGATAGTCAGGGTCGTTTTCCTTTAATTGTGCGTACACATCATTAGGATCGACTTCTCCATCCTTTAAACTTTCAAGTAGTTCAGTTTCCTTCTGCTTGGCAATTGCCTTGTCATAGTCAGCCTTAGTGTGAATACCGTGTGATTCGCCATATTGATCAGATATGAACTTGTCAATAGCATCCTTTTCAGCTTTCTTTCTGACTTCTGCAAACTTAGAGTTCTCTTCTGGACTTTGCTTCACTTCTTCCGTGGTAGACGCGACTTCTACCTCTTCGCTTTCAGTAGGTTCAACAACTTCCTGTCCAGTTTCCACTACTTCTGTAGCTTCTTCTGTTGTTTGAGGATCTACGACTTCCTCCGTTACTGCGTTATCAGCAATTTGATTTTTCATAATAATTCTCCTTTTTAATAGATGTTTCTATTTAAATTTATTATACTACTAATATTTACTTAGTGCAAAATATTTTGCCATTACTCTTTGATGATAGCTTCTTGGTAGGTGAATTTAAACATATAACCATTGTCACATTCTTGCGAACCATCGCAAT